ACTCCTGTACTTGTATCGTAACTACCATCTTCTCCACCCCAAACAGAAACTGCCTGAGTGTTTGGAAATAATTTTTTAGCATATGTTGTATAATCATCCACTGTTACACATCTTCCTTGAGCAGCATAATCGAGTGGTGCATTTAATTTTATTGATTCTAAACTTTCTACACTAGCACCACCTGTTGCATTTGAAACTGTTGTAACTGTAACGGATGTAATACCATCTATACTTGATGGTGAACTAAATGCAGCTGCACCATTCGCAGCAGTTCTATTTGTAACAACATATTGTAGTTGAACAATGTTACCATCAGACAAAGCTTTACTTACCACACCATCACCAAAGTAAACTTGATGTAAACCACTATCAGTTTCTTGTATAAAATAAACTGTGCTTGATGCAGATAACTGTGTTATGTCTGTTGCTTTAGTATAAGTAGTTGTACTTGTATCAGATGATGATGTTTGTACTTTAACTGTTAGTGTTGTGGTGTCTGCACGAGCATCACTTAATAAAAATTTTTGGTCTACATTAGAATAATTTGTTACATAATTTGTTGTAATATAAGTGCCTTCGTAAATATTTACACTATCAAAAGGAACTGCGCTACCTGTGTTGTTTGAAGTTATATCTGCAATCGTAACAAATTGGTAATCTGAACCATCAACAGTTGTAGTAAATGCTGTACCAGCTGACATTGTCGCAGTAGATTCACTTGTAGTTAAATTTACATTAATTACTCCAATGGGTGCTCTTGCTGATGATACTTCATATCCTAATGTCTTTGCATGAGATACTATACTTGAACGAAGTGCCGCACTATCTAAAAACATTTCGTTTGCCAACATGTTAGCATTGTATCCTAGATAATGTGTATTGTATGCAAGAGTATCTAATAGAACACTCATACCAGAACCTTCAAAGTCATAGTCCTTAAATTCTGTTTGTGCTTTTAAAAATACTTTAAGATTTGATTTAATTGAATCAAAATCTAATTCGGTTACTCTTAACTTTTTATTGTTTGTTGCCATTATCTTAATCTCTCTAACATAACTGATAAGTCTACCAATTCTGTGGGTGCGTTAACTACATAAAATTCTATTGATACATTATAAATATTTCTATCAAAATCTGGTATTGCTCTAACTCCTACTAATCTTACCCTAGGTTCAAAGTTTACAATCACATCTTCTATTTGTCTAGCCAAGACCACAGCAACTACTGGTGTCATATTTTCAAATAACATATCACGAACACCAGAAGATATTTCTGGGTGAAATGGTTTTTCAAATGCATTAAGTAATATAAGATTTCTTACTGACCTCTTAACAGCCTGTATATCAGTTACTTTGTTGACATCACTACCAACAGTTTTCTTAGTAAAGAATAAATCTAAATCAGAGTATTGTCTGACATTACGACTTATATCATTCTGTGATTGAGCATCTTTGTATGCAGACATATATTATCTCTTGTTATTTAACTATTATTTATAAGAGATTTTATGTGGATTTGATTTTATAATCTATTTCTGACTTAAATTGTTTTGCTATAGTATCAGTATCACCACCATCTCTCACAGCTACAATTACATCCGCCCCTCTTTTTAATCTATCTGCATTCATATCATCAAATATTGCTTTCTGATACGCATCTTTACCTTTCTCTTTAAATATTTTTTTATATTTAGCGGTTTGTTCTTTTCTAACTAAATCTTTTGCTTTTTGAATATCAAGGTCAGCTTTAATTTCTTCAAAAGTTCTTTCAGGGCCACCACCTACTAATGTGTAGTCTTCAGCATCACTAACTGCTTTACTAATATCACCTAAGATACCATCTTTAAGTCCTAAGACTGACTCGGCACCACCTAAGGCATGACCAAGAGCACCTTCTCCTATTGCTGTAAGATTTCCAAAATCCAAAACTGATTTAAAGTCAGGCAACTTTGGTAACAATTCTTTCAATCCTGAAACAGAAGAAAAACTTATATTAGCAGGTAACTCAAAAGGAAGACCATCTATACCTAATTCTAAGTTTGGTATTAAACCCCCTATATCAACGCCATCCTTTACTTGTGAAACAACTGAGTCTACATCTATTCCACTTTTACTTAATGTATCTCCAAAAGAATCTTTTAATTTTGATAAGTTAGCTGCACCAGCAATAGACCCAACATCTATATTTGCTAAATCACCAAATGCTGCTTGAGCATTTAGGTTTGGAAGTTTTGGTAGTGCTGGTATCATAGAACTAAGTTTACCTTTCAACCCTGCTACCTTACCCAGTAATTCACCCTTTAATGCAGAAGCTTCTGCAAGTGGATTTTCAAATTGAGTTAGAGCAGAATCTTTTAATGAAGTTACAGCACCTAAAGTTTCTGTAATTTTACCAGTCAATCCTTTCATATTTACTATAGCCATATCTTTCTCCTATGCTGTTCTTCTCCACATGTAAGCTGTGATGTATGGTTGTATGTTATTGTGAGCATCACCACCACCAGTTGATGATGTTGGATGCAACGAGGTGCCTGAAGTATTACCCTCTGATAAATTATCATTATCAGTATCATTTGTACTCATTGTAACATTGTGAGTATGAGCTGGTATTTGAGCAACTGTTAATGTGTGTGTTTTAGCACCACCTGTTTCTCGTACTGCATCAAAATCAGTATCAGTTGAATCAACACCTACTATAACTCTACCATCTCCAAATGCTGACCATGTTCCAAAACCTAATAGTGTGCCTGGATTTGTTGCAACACCAGCATTGGTGTAAATAGAACCTACTGGATAAATTGTTTCTAACACATGTAATCGTAAACCTTTATCACCACCTGTTAGATTTAATACTAAATCATTTGAATCATCTACATCAAGATTTATCTTAGTAGAATCTGCTTCATCAATTTTTATATCAGCCATTGTTATCTCCTATGCTATTGGTGCTGTTGTAGTATTAGCACCTAGTCCAGCAGTATCAGTATGTACATGACCTGTAAGTTCGATTGCAGTACCTGAACCATTAGTTGCTGTAACTGTACTTCCGTCACCAATGAATGTCATAGTACCAACTGCCTCTGATTTAATATTCATTATTGATACCGATTTAAGTGAAAGAGAATTACCAGAGGCTAAACTTATATTACCATCCATAGTTACTACTCCAAATTTATCTTGTGCTATCACAGTTAAATTTAAATTAGAGTGTATTGTTAAATCTTCTGTTGTAGTTATAAGACCTTCACCCCCAATGGTTGTAACTGAATTTCCAGCAATACTTAAAATATAATCTTTCGCTGTTGTAGATTTTTCGGTTGTACCTACTGAACCTGTATATGAATTGGCAACATTGTATGCATGATTACCTAGAATCATTTCCTCTAAATTACCTACACCGCCAGCACCAATCTTAACTTGTTCCGACTTATGTATCTTTCTTGTAAAGTTTCCACCAACTTCTAATATATAATCTTTTGCAATGTATTCTCTTTTGTTTCCGTTAGTCGTTAAATTAATATCTCCATTTACAAATATATTAGATTCTCCAGCAACCAATTCATAATTACTACCTACCACCTTAACTGTCTTACTACCATCTACAACAATTTCTTCGTAAGTGCCAGACTTGTGTTGTTTTTGTAATCTTTCTCCACCAGGCGTATCATCTATTTCATTTATGTGACCTGACTCTGATTCGTGTACATGATTGTATGGGTATTGACCTGTACCTGATGTTCCTCTTGGTATTGGTTCTTCGAAGAAAGTTGGTGTGTCATCTGTCTTGAGTGTTGTTGAGATTGGGTCTAAGTTTGGTTTAGTTGCTTTAGGTATATCTTTAACTTGCGAATTTTTACGACTTACAAAAGACTTATGAGTTTCAGCATCACCATCTCTTGCGAGTCTTGATACATCTGATTCACCTGTAGTGTGACCAGAGTGAGATATTGTGCCAGGATATTTTCCATTGGGGTCATTGAAACCTTTTGATGTGTCAGCAGCATCTGCTGGAACACCAGGCAACGAACCCATAATGACTGGTTGTTGTTTTTCTTTTGCATCTCTAAAGAATCCGACTACCCATGTTCCCTCAACAAGAAAGCTAGGTGAAGTTCCTAGACCTTGCATAGATGGGTCGGTCACAGGCATCATGATATGGGCCCATGGCAAATCTGCAGATGGGATATCTATTAAATCTTCTGTGTGGTAACCTAAACAACGGACTTGTACTCTACCAAGTTTTGCAGGGTCATTACGATTTTCTACAACACCAGTAAACCATACAAAGCCATCAAGGCCCATGAAATAGTTTTCGTTCATGTTAAGTATTTATACTAGGTATTACGATAGTCTAGGTAGATATTTCCAGCAAGTACAATTCTCTCTCCAGTCATATCGATTGCCTTTGGCACTTCGTGTATGACTTGGCCAGGAAACATAATCAGTTCATCTGTCTTAGGAAAGACTTTAAGTTTTGCTTCTTTGAAATATAAGGGTGGGGCATTGTAAGGTACTTCAATATAATAAACCCAAGACCACAATGCAGGGCCATGGGTATGGGGTAGTGTATAATCATTCTCAGAATATATTGCACCCCAACAATCATATGTAAAAAATTTGTCTAGAGTTCCTTTCTGGTCTTTGACTTGTAAAC